ATAGCAAGAAAAACGACTGTCGCTTATCCCGAATTCAGGTTATTAGGTAAGGCTAATCATTAATGCAAGGTACGTCCGCAATGACGAAGTGAAACTACAGGTGAAAACCCTGATAAAACTCCAGTTTGCTGTGCTTGCCTGTCTGGGAGTTAAATGCAATCGACGTAGCGATTTTAGCTCTTGATACTTGCATACGGTCGTGTTTATTGTACTGAGTAACTAACCATCCTCCCCTTGGTGACAGCAGGGAGAGGGTAAAAAAGAAAGGAGAGTAATATGATTGACGATAAAGCAATAATGGCAGCAGCCAATAAGTATAATTCTGATAAAGGATTCCATGAGGAAATGGAGAGAATATCCTTCATGTACGGTGTTGAATGGTTCAAGCAAGCACTTTGGCATGAGGCAAATGAACCACCTATTCCTGGTAAGAATGTCTTGACCAAGTTTAGAGATAATGGTCAATATTGTTATGATATTGATAATCTTTGCTGGTTAGACGATAAGGAAGACTGGGAAATACACGGGATTAATAACACCATTGTAGCCTGGTGCTACATCGAAGACCTATTGCCAAATAAAAACAAACAATAAACATTATGGGAACAAACTTTTTTTGTGTCGAGAAAATCAGCAGGAGACAGAGAAGCAAAATCAAGTCTCTGCTTATGGAGTATATAGGACTTGTGGACAAAGCAGATACAGCCTGCGATTTTCATGAATTGCAAAGTAAATATAACGAGATGATCTCTGATATTATTCCAGAAAAGGTACATCTTGGGAAACGTAGCTATGGATGGCAGTTCTTGTGGGACTACCACGATGGACGTTATTTTAAAGCCAATCTGGAAAGCATAAAGGAATATCTGAAAGACAAGATAATCGTCGATGAGTATGGCGGAGTGTTCAGTCTTGACCAGTTCCTTGATGATGAAATAGGGCATTGTCTATACAACGCTGATGGGAAATTGGAGGATGGGATGAAAGGATATTCTCGGTATACCTTCATAAGTGATGATGGATTAAGATTTTCAGAAAGTGAGGACTTTAGTTAAAAGGAGAATAACTATGAGAACAATCAAGTTTAAGGCAAAGAATCAAATATGTGCATGGGTGAAAGGTGATTTGTTGCAATACCTTGACGGAACTGTGTATATCGGAGATAATGAAGGTCCATGGACAGACGATGGATTTCATAGCTCTGATTATACCAATCTTGAAATTGTTGACCCCAATACCGTATGCCAGTTCACCGGCTTCCACGACAAGAACGGCAAGGAGATTTATGAGGGTGACGTGTTGCGGTCGGACATATATCCGTTCAGTTGTGTCGGAGACGATGAGTATGACAACTATTACGGCACGATAGGCTGGAGCGAGTATGAAGCATCGTTCTATATTGTGGCTATCAAGAACCCTAAGTCTTCCGTTAGAGGCACTTCCGACGGCATCTGCGATTCCATTTCGCAAAAGACGATGCAAGACTTTGAGGTCGTAGGCAGCATCCATGATAAGGAATGGCAGGAGAAGTTGAACCTAAAAGACGAATAGGATATGACAAAAGAGCAACTTGAAATAGCGGTCGAACTGAACAGGTCTTTAGAACAACTTGAATTGATTTTAGACTGTCTCAATGGAAGGTGCAAAGATGAGGTTTTGTATGTTTCATCTTTCAGTTTAACAGATGAATTGGTAATGCCTGATATTTTAAGAACTGAATTTATTATAGCAGTGAAAGACTGCATAAGAAGAACTGAAAATAAAATCAAGGAACTATAAAATGATAGACAACCTAACAATCAATTTTGAGAGCAATGGCATAACCCACACTCTCAGTGTCCCCACAAGGGATGAGAACCTGCCATACAATTTGGCAACTGCATTTACTGAGATAATAAAGCAGTCAGATGCAAACAGTGAAATGGTAATTGATAATCTAAAGGATGAGTTTGCTTATGAAACAAATTCTTGGATTTCAGTAAATGACAGACTACCAGAAGTGAATAAAGAAGTAATTGCTCTTGATGATGAGAATACACTTGTATTTGCTCACAGAGTAGATACTACAGTAGAAAACCACTACAGGGGTTGGAATATTCCAGTAGAATATTGGATGCCATTTAATAACCCTTTAGAAGATTAAGATTATGACAAGAGAAGAAGCAAAGAAATTGTTGCCTTTTATACAGGCATACTGTGAAGGCAAGCAAATCCAATGGCTTAAACCTGACAGTGATGAATGGATAGATGTCGTAGGAGGTGACAACGTAGACTTTGAAGACCTCACTGAGTTTGATGTGGCATATCGTATAAAGCCAGAGTCAAAGTATCGCTCGTTTGAAAATACCGAAGAGTGCTGGCAGGAGATGCAGAAACATAAGCCTTTCGGTTGGATTAAGGACAAGAACGATGGCCATTATTCCATGGTCGCGATGGTAGATGATGCCGTAATTAGGATAAGTGGAGATAAAGATTGGTTTATAGATGAAATAACGAACTACTACACCTTTGCCGATGGCGCACCATTCGGTATAAATATAGAGGAGGAATAGATGATGAAAGCAAGATTAGCAAAGAAACTGGTTCGCACACCTATTGACCGATTGGCTCCGTATTGGATAGAAAAATTTGTATTCGCAGAACGACGCGATGCAAGGTTTGAAAAAGCATTTGCCAAATGGAATAAGAGAAACAATGACAAACAAGTTATTAACAAAAATATATAGAAACACCCATGAGCTTTCGCAACACCAAGACACCGCTCAAGCCTACCACCGCAGCCAAGTGGCAGGTGCCAATGCGACCGAACACAAAAAGTGGCGCGAAGGAGTATTACCTGGAAGGAGAATTGAAGGATCGTTTCTGCAAGCTCTTCCCCAAGAACTCCAACCGCCGCATGATGGCATGGTTCGGTATCGGTTTCTCCACCCTGCAACGCTTCAAGCGCGAATTTGGTCTTGAGAAAGACATGCAAAGCATCCGCAAGCAGCATGCCAAGGACATTAAGAAGATTTGCGAGCGAAACGGCTATTATGCCTCCATCCGAGGCAAGGCACCCTCCGAGGCTTGTCTGGAAGCTACTCGCCAACTCCGCGCCTCCGGCTTTCACCCGATGAAGCAGCTCAAAGCCACCAATCCGCGAAAATACAAGCAGCTGATGCGCAAGAAGAGTGAGCAGCGCAAGGAATTATGGCGCAAGGAACGGATACGTGCCTTCTACGGACTGGAGCGTCAAACCAACCTCCGCATCCCTGCCGCTCCGCTCTCGCACAGCGCATCCTCCCACAAGCACGCCATGATAAAATCCTGCAACTACTTTGCCGACCCATTAGGCGACCCTCACATCGTCTGCTACGACAGCGAGACACAGCGGTCGGCACGACGAGAGGCAACAGCCGAAAAGTATGGCTTGAAGGTGGTGGAAGCGGATGAGTGATTTACAATATAATCAATTTGAATAAGATAATGAAACTAAGAATTACACCAATGAACGCCTATGACGGTTGCATCCCCGTGACCGTTTATATGGTTCAGAAATATGTCAGAGGTAGTATCTTCGGCAAATGGGTGAATATCAAAGGATTTTCCGACAAGAAAAAGGCAGAGGCATTGATGTCGTTGTTGAAACATTAATACAAAACATTAAACCAAAGAAACAATGAAAAAACTCACTTACAAACTTAAAGCCCTGTGGAATATCCTCACGGCTCACGCATCTTGGTATTGCACATTCAGCAAGAAGGATGCTCCCTTCGTAGAAGCCGACATGCTGCATTCCGTCATCCTCACCGCTGCCAGGAAACTTGTCGAGGCGGAAGTAATAAACGAAACACGTCTGAATATGATACAGGACATCATCGAAGACCGTTCCGTAGTCCTCCACACCGTAGCCTTGTCCGACAAGGACCTGCAAGTCCCCACACACTTTGTCTCCTACGACGCCACTGATGAGGACATCGCCCTTATGAAGGAAGACGAGTTTATCTAAAAAAATCCAGAACGTCCAGATTATCGTCAAAAAAATCCAGAACGTCCAGAATATCCAGAACATCTAAAATACATTCACAATTAAAACAACAAGAACATGGCAGAAATACACGAAATGACAATGAATGAATACCAGAACCTCGCTCTTGAAACCGCAATATATCCTCAGCCGATTATATACCCGGCTTTGGGATTGACTGGCGAGGCTGGTGAAGTAGCAAACAAGGTGAAGAAAGTGCTGAGAGACAATGACTCGCAGTTTACACCAGAAAAGAAACTTGAAATAGCAAAGGAAATCGGTGATGTCTTGTGGTATTGCGCCACGCTATCACACGATCTTGGCTACAAACTTGAAGATATTGCCTCGATGAATTATGCGAAGCTGCGTTCCCGACAGGTGCGCAACAAGCTGCATGGCAGTGGAGATAATAGATAAAAAGAGTATTAACCATCTACCCCCAAACGCTTATGAATAAATCTCACATCGCACTCCTCCGCTCTAACTACGAGAACGCCTGCAATGCCTACCTCAAAGCCTTCTGCCAAAAGCACGGCTTCTCCGAAGCCTACTGGGTAGCAGATAGGGTGGGCGAGATAGCTGACTGCAACGAGTCTTACACTTTCGATATGTCAACCATCCGTACCGACATCGACGAGGACGCTCCCGAAGAGCAGCTCCTTGAGTGGCATTCCTATATCGAGGAGGCTTCTCTCTTCAACCTCACCACCCCCAACTTCCACCACTGGCTCCACGGATGCCCACGCTCCTCTCCCGAAGAACTGCAGAAGCTAAGGGACATGCGGAAGGAGTTCGAAGACAAGATAAAGGAAATCAACAAATACAACTCATTCTAAAAAAATCCTCATCAAGTTGTCTGATGCAGCCTGGTGGGGATTTTTTCATTTGCGCTCTTTTCTGATGAAGAGCTTTCCGATCCTCCAACACTGACGTGTAGCAAAAGCATACACATACAGGGCACAGGTGAGGATGATTAGGATAAGGTCTGCGTCATACATCTCATTGGTAATAAGCCACGATCCGTAAAACATCCTTATCACGTTCACACCAATAAGATATACGAACGGAATCCTGTATATCCAGCACAACTGGTAGAAATAGCTTGCCGGCATCATCATCAACACAGGGAATACATAGGTCATGCAATACAGGTACGCCAGATAACTTTCATTCTCTTCTATGTTCACTATAATCTCACGTGGGTTGGAATGAAAATCTAACACTCCATACCAATGTGCGAGCATTATTACCAACGGGACGTATTTCAACGCCCATTCATACCACCAGAACGTTCCTTTGTTCAGTGGTAGCTTGTTTTCTGACTCTTCCATAAACTTACGGTTTGGTTGATTATCGTTAGATTTTATTACTTTTCTTTGCAAATTTAGCCATTAAAACTAAAGGGTTGTTATTTCTATTAGCATTGGTTAACAGATTTAACAACCCTTAGTAATATAAATGACATATCGTTTCATTTCCTCATGGCATTCATATAATGCCATATCTTGCTACCCTCCAGTCCATAGTCTTCGTCATTGAAGTAGAACTCATAGGCTGCTTTCAGTATCTCCCCATCAGAGAGCACGGCGCAGGTGTCGGCATAGAAGCTGTTATATGCCACATATTTGTCCCACTCTGTAGTTCCTTCGGGAAACTCCAGTCCCTTTGTGGCTTCCTCAATCATTGGCATCGTCCATTTCGGTTCTGTGTGTGTCACACCGTCCTTGTCGGTATATTTCAGCCCTTTCATCGCCATTTCTGCGGATTTCTCACAGAAATGCGGCTCTTGTGCCATCTTTACGGCATTTAAGAATATATACATCACCATAGTCATTCCTCCTAACTTAATTTATCCACAAGCGTCCTCACAAGTCCTTTCAGCTCGTTCATGCCGCTTTCAAGCGAACCGATGCGCTCGTCCTGTTTCTTTTTCTCGGCAAACGCAGGATTCCATTCTGTCTTTATCCTCTCGCAGTCTTTCTTCCTCGCCTGGTGCTTTGCCACACTGTTTATGATGTCGTCACTCTCGGTCTCCAATGCGTCCACTTCTTTGAGTATTCCTTCCCTGTCTACGCTGAGTATCGTGTTTCCTGCGCTCACAACCGAAGAGTCTGCCGGCATGGTGTAGGTGTTGTTTGCTCCGTTGGTCTCCACGGTCACATCAACAACCATTGACGATGCCGTTCCGCCGCCGCTGTATTGCGGAAAGCGTGGCTGGGTAATCGCCGTCACCCTGCCTATATCTTCTCTCAGTCCCTCGTCACCCTTGTGCAGCATATACACCGGGTGCCCTTTCTTTATGTCCTTGAACGTCATAATCTTTGTCTTTTTGGTTATACAATAAAAGCGGCATCCCGACTTGTGGAATACCGCTTGAAGTGGACTTTCGTCCTATTGTTTTAAAATTGTAAATGTACTGCAAAATTCAAGCGGTATTCCAACAAGTCAAAGAACGCTTCATTTCCTTTTCTTTCCTAAACGGAAGAGCCTCCGCACGGACTTCTTCTCCGTAGGCGCAGGCTCCTCCTTAATTCATGTGGTCGCTGTAGGGGTCTTGGTTCCCAATGCCGCAATCAAGGTGGCATTCTGTCTCTGCTGCGACAGCTCAAGCTCTGCCCTGTTCAGGCGAAGCTGCAGGTCCTCCTGCCAGTGTCCGTTCAGCGTGTCGATGATGCGCTGTGTGTTGGCGTTAGCGTTGGTCTTCAGATCACAAGCCATCTGGCTCATCTGGAACCCGAGATTCGATGCCGTTCTCTCTATACCGGTATTGGTGTAGGAGAAGCCCTGCTGCATTCCGTTCACGATGTCCTTCTGACCGAGTTGGTTTTCATAACCCATCTTGATGATGTTCTGTTGCGTTTGGCAGCAGCAGTCCTTCATCTGCTGTACGATGTTCATGTCACCGAGGTTCACGGCATTGATGACTCTTTCTGCCGAGTAGCCCACTTTGCCGCCAACTTCCTGTATCGCTGCCTGTATTGCACAGACACCGCTCTGCAACTGATTGAAGTCGCAGTTCAGGTTGCTCGCAAGTTGCCCAAGAGCCACGTTGTTGCCCTTGATGGCATCCATCAGAAGGTTGGTGTTGTTGCCATCCTGCATCTGGGTTGACAACTGGTTCAGCTTCGACTGAATCTCTGCATCCTGTACCTGTCCGTTACGGTTGCCCCAACCGAAGCCGCCGCCACCGAACAGGGCGAGGAAGATAAGGTACATCCATGGGGAGTTGTTCCAGCTGTTCATACCTCCGTTCATCATCGCCGCCATAGCCATAGGGTCGTTCCCCTTGTTTGCCATCGCAGCCCATGCCAGAGCGTCATTGTTCCTCGCTCCGTCACAACATATAATCTTCTCTGCTTCCATAATAAAAATGTGTTTGTGTCGTTTCGTTCCAAAATCAGAACTTGACGCAAAGATAGCCAATGTTCCGCCAAAGACACAACATTGCTTTTCGTGGCAACCTCCTGCCACATTACGGCACAAAAAAACAGTCCTGCCTCCCGACAGAACTGTCCTCCTGAAAAACAATTCAATAATTACCTTAAATTTAGAAAGAAATCGTAGTAAAAAAACATATTCAACTTAAATGATGAAAAGTATCAAGTTCCTCTTTCGTCCATCGGCGGCTGACATCACCGACGACCTTCTTCCCTTGTGGTATCTTGCCTTCACGCCGCAGCTTGTAAAACTTGCTCCTCGACATTCCGAGATACCTCATGGCTTCGGTCTTGTTGTAGGTCTTCTCCCTGCTTCCGGCAAACATCTCCAGGCAGCTGAGAAACCTCTCGTTCTGCTCTTCCGTAGTGCTGCAACGTCCGCTGTCTATGCGGTCTATCAGCTCTTGCAGCAATGCTCGTATCATCTGTAACGTAACGCTCAAAACCGTCTCTTTGTTAGCCATAGCAAAGATAGTAAAATTATTGCTAATACACAACAGATTGGCAGAAAATAATCCACCTTGATCTGCTCCCATCTCCCTAATTTCTTCTCCACAGGGAACGGCACTCTCACGGAGTCTGTCTTCATCACCGTGTCCGTCTTGTTCGTGTATATGTAATGTTCGTTATACACCTTTTTCAGCTTCTCCTTGAACACGGTGTCTCCCTTCATCCACACGCTCACACTGTCATGCACCCACACGGAATCTCTCTTGATGAAGCTGTCCGTCCTCACCTTATATTCTGTGTGATATTCAGGCACACTCACATATTTCGTCCTACACGAAACCAAACAGACCATTATTAGTTCTATCAGTCCTATTCGTCCTATCAGTCTATAAGCCATGAATATCCTCTTTTGATTAGAAAGCCCCTATCCTCACGGACCGAGGCTTGAAAAAAAATTAACTAATACTTAAAACTATGAAGAAAAAAACTAAATATCCTTATATTCCTCCACCGCGTTGAAGCAAGGGCAGCTTTTCTCCCATTTCTTCGGGTTGTCCTCTCCCCAGATGCTGCGGTGCCCCATTATCCTTGCGGTAGGATATTTCTTGTGCAGTATGCCAAGCAGCTTCCTCAGTGTAGCCTTCTGCGCCGGAGTCCTGTTGTCAACCGCTATTATTCTCTTGTTCGGACGCTCTATGCCTCCCACATAAGCCACATTGATGGCTGTAGAGTTATAGCCCTTCACTCCGTTGCTCACCTCTTCCACTGCGAGCATCTGATGTACGCCTCCGTCAGCGGTCACTACATAGTGATAGCCCGGCTGCTTCCATCCTTTTGCCTTGAACTCCGCCCAAAGCTCTTTCGTTCCCCAATTTTGGTTACTCGCCGTGCAATGCACGAATATCCTTTCTATCTTTCTCATTTTAATTCTGTTTTTTTGTCATCTTCTTCTTCAAGTGCCTCCTCGATCGCATCGCCTACGTCCTTGTTGCGCTTGCGAATAAGGCAGATGATGAATTTCTTTATACTTAGTTTGTTTGTCACTCCATGCAGTGCGCAGATATGCCCCACGATGCTGTCCACTTCCCAGAAGCATCCGAAGCCGAGTCCAACCGCCGCCGTTGTCACGTGGTTGGCGATGCCCAGCGGCTCGAAGATGCCGAGACCGAAGAATGTTCCCAACAGCAGGTAGCCGATGTAGTCCATGAACTTGTTGCAAGTCCTTCTTCCTGCTCTCGAAAATCTGAAATGCTCCTTCTTCTGAAGGCTCTCGCTAAGCCCGTACCAGAAGTCCGCCACTATCAGCACTGCTATCAGTATCAGCATCCACCGCAGGTCGTACAGCACACCCAGTGCTTCCTTTGGGAATGTTCCGCTACTAATGAACAGGAAAATCCCTCCTCTCGCCAGTCCCTCATTCATGCGCACCTCCTTCCGTTATCCTATTTACAATCTTTCCCATTCAATTCTAATTTATAAGGTTAAACCATCAACTTGTAAACACACACCGCATACACCATCCCCATCCCTGTAAGCTCCGCAGCTATCCACGCCCAGCGGCTTTCAGTCACCTGCATCACGGCGATATACGCCACAAGGCTCAAAGCAACTATCTCCCAACAGGTTGCCATCGCCCAAGCCACTGCGCACGCCCCTGCCACCTTTGCAGCAGTCTTGTGAAGCTTCGCCTCGTCGCCTTTGTAGTGTGGAGCAACGGCTACGAATATAAGTGCCGCGGCAGCGAGGAAGCCGAGGAATTTCCAGTCTTCGGGAGCCACCGCAATCATCACCGGCATCAGCAGTGCTGCGCTCGCCCCTATACAGGCAGTGAAGATCATCATCCCACCTTCGTAGGCATATTCGCTCACCACCTCCTTGGCTCCATATTTCATTGCCATCACTGACACGTATGCCGTGAATATCACGCAACTCAATATCACCATCCACATCATAGGCCCACCTCCATTCTTAGCTGTTCGGGATAGCCCTTGGTGTAGTCATAGGCTTCCACCTCTTCCACTGTCTGCAATTTTTCCACGGCATCCTTGTGCTCAGCCGTCACATTGAAGCACTCCAGGGCATACATCTCTAAAGCAGAGAGCAGCTGTATCGCCTTGTCGCAGTTCACCACTATCTTCATTCCTCCGAACCACAGCGTTGTGGTTGCCTGACCCATACCCTTGGCAATGGACGTGGAGTTCATCAAGCCTACACGCGTCGCCTTGTCGAGCCACACCACCGCGCCGTTGAGCGCAAAGCCGTTGACAGCATAAGATTTGTCGTAAGCGTCTATCTCCGCTATCTTCAACTGCTTGGCTGTCTGGAGTGCAGACGCTTGCATCTCCTTGCTGAACGCCTCAAACTCGGTCTTTACCAAATCTTCGCTAAACGTAGCCGTCGGTACGGTACACTCCCAGCATTTGTAGGCGCCTGATTTCTCGTCGAGCGTCTCACCGATATGGTATATCGTAATGAGACCAAGCTCGTACTTTTTCTTAAACTTGTCAGCAGGTATCAGTGTGCTGACGAATTGGATTTTTGCCATGTCTTTACTTTTTTAAGTTTGTATTTATTTTTGATTTTAATCTTCTTCATATTCACACAGTACACCATATCCTTGTGCGGCATCATGTACCATGTCTTACGCCTTATGTTGTACGACGTGCGGTGCGCTATCAGCCCCAGCAGGCTGTTTATGCGATTGGCATATCTTGTCAAGTCTTCGGCGGACGGCTTCGCACATTCTCCGAACTCGTCTATCACGCTAAACAGATGCTCCGTCGTTCTGCTACTTGGCAGCGTGCGATGTGGTCGTATCATTACGCCCGTAAACCTGACTCCGCTGCTTGCGCGTTGCAGGCTTACCTTTCGTGGGTGCAGCGTCAACCCGAGCCGTGTGCGCAGATATTCTCTCGCCCATTGGAGCGTAATGTGCAGCGTCTTCCTGTCTGAATGTATCGCTACAAAATCATCAACGTAGCGCCCGTATCCGCCATTATCGCCTAACCTCTCTGTCATCAGTTTGTCGAAGTCGGTAAGAAGGAGATTTGCGAGCAACTGACTCGGAAGATTGCCGATAGGTAGTCCTCTGCCTTCTCCGCAGGTAAATAGCGACTTGTTCGCAGGCAGCTTATCCCATAAGGTGAGGTCGCCCACTTTTATGCAGTTCTCTGCCGGATCATGCAGCACCACCATTCTCCACAAGTTCAGCCACCACTCAATATTCTCTCCTTTGTATTTGCCTCTTATCGTGCGTTCGAGAAGTCCGAATAATAGCCTGCGGTCTATACTCATAAAGAAGCCTTGCAGGTCGCATTTCAATATCCACGCCTCGCGCTTGTATCCGTCCGTTACACGCTCTATCTGCGCTCTCACATCGTCTATACCGTAGTCCGTACCCTTGCCCTTGCGGCAGGCATAAGCCTTATCCGTCAGCTCTGCGTCAAGAAGCTCGCCGAATTTCAGCGCAAGCAGATGATGTACTATGCGGTCGCGGAAAGCAGCGCAGAACACCTCTCGCAACTTAGGGCGTGTGACACAGAAGGCTTTGCTTTTGCCTATTCTATATGCGCCACTGTTAAGCTCGGTATACAACTGATAGTTGTTGGATATATAGTTTAACGAGTATTCTATATACCCGTGCGTCGAGCTTTTGTGTTTGCGACAATCGTAATATGCGGCATATACGTCCTCAAGTGTCACGTATTCGTGTTCTATTTCCGTGACTTTAGTGACATACACGGAGCTTTCGTCACGTAGTGATATGCGAATACTGGCAGAACGTCGTAGGAGTTCGACTTGTTGTAGTTGTTCGCACTACTACTGTAGTACCACGCGTTCGTAGCATTGTTCTGCGTTCTCGGCGCTGTCTCCTTGCGGTCTGAACACTTCTCCTTTCGGAGTTGCGTGTCAGCGCCCCTTGTCACATGTGTGACGGCTCTCCCGTGTTGCTTTTACACTCCACGGCTCTCGCCTCTGCGATTCCGCTCTGCCTTCTGCCAGCCATACGCCTCTTTCAGTACCTTGTCTACTTGATGGTTAACATTCGTCGCAGTCTTGACAGGCAAGAAATCCGCGTCGGTGAAGAGGTTGATTCTCGACTTGACTTCCGACATAAGCAGGATAAATTCATGCAGGTTCTCCTTTCTGCCTTCAAAACTCTCGTTGATTCTGCGAACCAGGTCGAGCGCCGTGCAAGCCTTGCTTGTCATCGTCTCGTATGCTCCGTATCTGATGATACGACTTACGTTCTTGCTGTATTTAAGCAGCAGCTTGCAGAGCAGATAAGTGTCCTTATATATGAACAGAGTCTCCGTGTATGCCATTTTGTTTTAAATTATTATTTACCACTCTCCGCTTGCGTGCCGCTTGACGCTCGCTTTGCTCGCGGAGAGATAAAGATTAAAAGAGATAAAGAGATTAACAAGCGTATACTGGCAGAACGACGTAGGAGTTCGACTTGGAGTAGCTGCCCGCACTACTACTGTAGCACCACGCGCACGCAGCATTGCGCTGCGTAGAAGTCCAGCGTCTCTGATTCATCACAAAGTTGTAGTATGTAGTAGCTACCTCCTCTCCGTGAAGCGCCGTGATCACCTGCTTGATGATGCCGATATTCGCTATATGCACATAGTCCTGTCCGACGGACATCAGGAAGCCGTGCAACTCGTGTCCTGCGATGCTGAATATCTGCTCATAGGCGTAGTCGAAGGCAGGCACGCTAAGACTGCGCTCTACAGCCTCCTGGCGCACAAGAAACGACGACGACTCGCCGTTGTAGTAGTTCGCGTCCTTCGTATTGTTGCCGTTAAGCGCGATGCTGTCGAACTGCAAATCCTGCGTACACCATGACTTCTTCGGGAGTGCCGTAGGAGCCAGCATGTCGGATATTCTTATCATAAACGTGCCTCGGTTCAGCGTGAGATTAGCGTCCGCTACCTTGACAGCCACCGCCTCTTCTGCGGTCTTGCCAGCCTCCTGCCACTCCTCGAGGTAGTATTCGTTGAGGTTGCCATCGACGATAAATATGCCAGCGCGGAACTGATACATCTTGTAGTCGATAAGACGCTGCGGCACACTCGCCGTGTATGTACGAGTATTGCGGTTAAGACTCACGCTGTAGCCGTCCTGATTCTCGACGTTGACAGTAAACTCCTTGCCGTAGGGCACATACAGCGACACCTGACCCTTTGCGTCAGCATTGTAGGTAGTGTTCTTGCTGTCTACCGTCACCACTACCGGCACGCCCTCGTATGCAGCGCCCGTGCCGTCGGTGTACTTCGTTACCGTCACCACTACGTTCTCCATGCTCTCCTCGTCGTACGGTTTGTACTCCACGTCAATGTTGCGCGTCGCAAGCACGGCGGTGAAGCCGACTGGGGCAATGGGCTGCGCATTGCCGTACTCTGTGAAGGTAATCTGGTAATAGTTTCCTCTGTTGACAACAAATGACACCTTGCCTTCGCTGTTGGTGGTGTATGTCTGCGGTGTTTTGCCGTTGTTAATGAACACGTTGATTTTCACGCCGCTCACATTGATTGAGCTGACAGAAGAAGTGATAGTGACATTTACTGTTTCATCGGTATTCACCACGTCTACCGTCTTTGTTACACCATCACGATTCGTCACGGATATTACAGAGCCACCGAGCGTCACGTTCACTTTCTCTGCTTCCGCGGCCATAGCCGTAGCCCTCTCGGCTGCTGCCGTTGCCGTTGCCGCTGCATCGTTCGCTTCTTTCGCCGCGGAGGTACAGCTTGATATAGCCGTAGCGACGCTTTCCGTGCGTTCCTTGTCAGCCTTCACTCGTTCTGTCTCCGCTGTCTGCCGTGTTGTCTCGTTCTCCTGTCTCGTCTGTTCCGAAGTGATGCGCTCCGTTTCGGATGTTGTGCGTTCCTGTTCTGAGTTGATGCGCAGGTCTTCCGCCTTCTGTCTTGCCGTTTCCGCTGCCTTGCGTTCCTTGTCAGCCTTCACTCGTTCTGTCTCCGCTGTCTGCCGTGTTGTCTCCTTAGCTTCTCTCGCTGTCTCCTTGCGTACACGCTCGGCTTCAGACTCCTGACGTATGCCTTCCTCGCGGCTGCGTGTAGCTTCCGCTTCGACACGCAGACTTTCCGCTTCGGCACGCTTACCTTCCGCCGCATTTGCCTTGTCGGTAGCCGTGTTTGCCGCACTTGCTGCAGTGTTCGCCTCTCTGATAGCGGTGTCGACAGCAGCTGCTGCTGCAAGGGCGGCAGCCACCGCAGCATCGTTGGCTTCCTTGTTGTCTTCCGCCGCCTGCTCACGCTCTGCCTCTGCACGCTGTCGTGAGCGCTCGGCAAGTACTCGTTCTGTCTCCGCTGTCTGCCGTGTTGTCTCGTTCTCCTGTCTCGTCTGTTCCGAAGTGATGCGCTCCGTTTCGGATGTTGTGCGTTCCTGTTCTGAGTTGATGCGCAGGTCTTCCGCCTTCTGTCTTGCCGTTTCCGCTGCCTTGCGTTCCGATTCTGCTTCCGCTACATCTGCGGCAATGTCGGTGGCTGGCTTGCGCAGGAAGGCGTACCAGTCTTCGAGTGTTCCTGTGTTGCCCTCACTGAGCCACACCTCGTATGCCGAAAGTCCGGGCTTGCCGATGAGCACGTTGCTCTGGAGACTTACCACGAAATCTTCAAATTCAACGTCATCATCGTTCTCCTCGCAGGAATGTGCTACGAGAGTGAATGCCTGGTCTGCACAGACAGTCCTTCGTGGTGCTCCTTCGGTAGCGTCTTCGAGTATCACCGCCCTTGCTCCCGTCATGCGCTGCATGGAGGCAGGGTATGTGAAGCTCACCACGCAGCCTTCCACTGTGAAGGTGGTGATTTCTTCTTTCCTGTACGCCGACCTCACGTAGAGCTTCAGCGTCTTCCCTTCGAGGCTCACGGCTTGTCCGTCCGTCTTCACCTCCCATCTGACATTGATGTCATTGCCGATTCTTACTTTTCTCATATCTTGATTTTTTGCGTTGTCAATTTTATTCTACGAACACTTCAACTCTCTCTCTCGTTCCGTCCACGTCGGTATAGTAGTTATACACATAGATGGCGAGCACGTTCAGTCCGTTCTTCTTCGTTCCCCAATGCAGCTTCTCGCCCTCTTCGATATACACTCCAGAGGTGATAAGTTGCAGACTGCCGTTCCAATACAACGGTCGGTGGTTGAACCATTTTCCGTCTGCCTGTTGTGCCAGAGCCGGTGTGGTGATTCCATTATCTGTGTCGGCTACGTATGCGTTGCTGACCCTCGCGGCACGGTAGTAATAGATGTCGGCAGGCTGCTTCATTATCGATTTCGGCTCGTAGCCTGCTCCTGTAACGACGCTTGGCATGAGCCGGCTCTTGAACTTGCTGTCTATGATATAGTCTCCGTCGGAATTGGTGTGGTACACTTCATCGTCGTAGGAGGTCACACCGCCCATCACAATCTCATTCGCGAAGAAGGTGCCGAGTCTCTCTGCCGAATAGGTTGACACACTGGCGGTCTGCAAGCCCTTGTTCTCAAGTCCGCCTGGACCGAGATTGTAAAGCAGGTTGCCGAGGTTGTCGTAATACGAGAGCACCATCATTCCGCTGTTCGGATCGAGACCGAACTGGATGTTCAGCTGACCCTTGCCGTTGAACACCTCCATGAGTCCGTCCTGTGCTTTCACGTAGCCCTCACCTCTGTTCATCGTTGCGAGTATTCCTGCTGTGAGCTGTCCGTCGGCAGTGATTGTGGTTGTTGTCTCGCCCTGTCTGTTCCTCACGAGGAAATTGTCCGCTGTGGCGATTATCTTCTGTGCCTCGATGTCGATACCCACGGGCAGCAGCTGTCCTGCCGTGAGGGTGCGCTCTGTGTATTCCGTTGCCCTGTAGCTCTTTTCGAGCTTCACTCCTGCCACCCACACCTCGCCGCCGGCAGAGAGCTGCACGGGGACAAGGGTGTCTTTCACGTCTTCCTGTGTGTGGTACACCGATGGGATGTGTCCTTCGTGGAGCATCACCTTGCCGATCCGGGCGTATTTCTGCGTAAAACGGAACACTACGGCAGGTGTGCCATTCACATTATTTGCCTGGAAGGTCACTGTGTGGGTCGTGATATTCTCGTCTGCGGCTATCGTTATGCTGCCGTAAGCGCCTGCCGTGACAGACTGCCCGTCAAGGATAACTGCCGTAGGTTTCATGTTGGCGAGGAGCAGGGTCATGCCGAAATTGGTAGTGCTAAACTGTAAAGTGTATATCGTTCCGGCTGTAATCTTGACAGGCTGAGAGAGCTGACCGAAACTTGCGCTCGATGCTATTTTGGTGAGATGTGCCATACCGTTATCTACCTTCCATGTTCCCATTGTACTCCACGACGTGAGCTGTCCTGCAGCGGCGTTGTAGCCGGAGTTCTTTATCATGTTGTAGACACTGAATGCCGTTGACCATCTCACGATTATCTTCCTCCAGTCCGCCGTGAGGGTGTTCACAACTCCTCCTGTCGTGCCCGATGCTTCGTGTCCCTGGTTGTCTACTGTGAGCACCGTGCAGGCAGGTCCGAGTATCGTTCCAAAGGTGCCCGTGCCCTTCACCCACATAGACAGGGTGTAAGTGGATTCCCCGTCCAGTGTCACAGGGCATTGCAGCAGGAGCAGTGCTTTGTTCTTCGTATCTTTGTAATGTGCCACGGTGGTATGTCTTCCGTCCACTACGTATGCGTCGGTGGTGAGCTCCGTTCCCGATGTCTTCACCCATCCTCCTTCATCAAGGCAGGGCAGAAGATTGCCTGTTACGGCAGGGTCTTCTTCGGCTGGAGTCCAGGGGGTCGCCGTGTCTCCCTCTTCTATCTGCATGTAGTCGAGACGGAAGAATCCTTTTTCCTGCGGACGCCTGTTGCCGTAAACGCTTACTGACTCATTGTGCAAGGCGTAGGCTGCCACATTGTAGTTTCCGCTTTCGGCGATGTCGAAGGTGACGCTTGCGGTCTGGTCTTCGCCGGTGATTTCCACTGCCTGTGCGAATGACCAACCGTCGTTATATAGGTAGACTTTCAGACAGCCTCCTGTGCTTGTCAGACTGTTTTCCGCTGTGCCTCTTGCGCTGAGCGTGTAGACAGTCCCTGCTTCAAGTCTCACTGTCCTGCGACATACTTCATAGCCGTTGCTCCTCAGCATCACCTTTGAGTCGGGGATGAGGTTGCGGTATGTCCTCGCCACGTTATCCACCTTCGCCGAAATCCTGTCGGCTTCCACTTTCAGCTCTGCGATTGTCTTCGACAGTCCGTCAAGTGACTTGCCCTGCTCGTCGATGGCAATAGACAGTTCCTTCGTGCCGTTCTGTGAATAGAAAGCGCCACGGATGATGTTGCCGCTTGGGGAGAGTTTCGTCACCTCCTTGCCCGTCAGGGTGTAATCATTGATGCCGGCATACTGGATGAAGCTCGGTGCTCCGTCGCCTGTGGTGTTTATCATCACGGCGTTGCCTCTTTCCGTAGCCTGTGTCTTGCTTCCCAAGCAGCAGATGTCGTCGCCTGCCGCTGGAATGTCGCTGCCCGTCATGCAGTCGGTGCCGCTCAGCACTATCAGGTGGAATTTCCGTCCGGCAAGGATTGTCTTGCCGCTGTTGTCGGTCTCGTAGGTGTTCGGCGATACCCATGTCACCTTGCGCCAGTAGTCCTTGTTCTGCACATTCTGATACACTCCAGTCTTCACGTTGAAGGTCTTGCATCTCGCCAAGTCGCCTTCCTTCCAAAGATTTTCCGTTGCCTTCTCACCATCGTCGGCAAGAATATAGCAATAGTAGTCCCCTTTCACCAGCTCTACGTGATACAGACTGCTTCCTGCCGGTGAGAAAACGAAATTACCGCCGACATACGACAGCTTGCGTAACTCAAGTTCATGGAACACCGCCTTGCCCCACACTTCAAGGTCGGTAAGCGAGAGTTTGTATTTCCCGTCCGTCCTTTTCTTCAGTCCGTAGCCGCTCTGCTCGTCTGCGTTATAGTCAGTTGATGCAATCTCGGCCAGTGTTGCGTCTCCCGTGCTTGTGATGCCGTATTTCCCCAGTGTGAGGCTTTTCAGCACCGCCTCTCCCAACTCGCTGATGGAATACTCGCTGCCAAGCTGGATGCCGCGGAGGAATGTTATCAGTCCTTTGGCTGTATCTGCCTCCGTCTTCGACAGGAAATGGTTCTTGCCCGCCTGGGCTACCATCTGTTCTATCTGTCTGCTCGTGAAGCTGCCGAGACCCAAGGAACCGCTGACGATGCTTGATACCTGGTTCTGAATCTTCTTGATGGTGCTGACTTCCTTTTCTTCTTTCAGGGTTATCTCAAAGGTGGGGATCTTGCCGTCCTGCTCCTTTATCACGAGGTTGTTGATGGTTATCCTCGTGTCAATGGAAAGGTCGTCGTCCCTGAACTGGAGGATGTCGCCTTCTTTCAGTGTCTTGTAGAGAGAGATGGTGGTGCCTGTCGTATCGCTTTCGGCAGCATCATCCTGGCGTGCCATGAATATCTCGTCTACTTTAGGGGTGTAGGTCTTGCGGGTGTAGTCATTGTCGTCAAGCTTGGCGATGGCGTATTTCAGCATCTCTATGGAGGCGTTTTCGATGTATTCTTTAGGCAGGTCGATGCCGGTAAGAACGAAATGGTCGCCTTTTCTTATAGGGAAATCCTTGTAGGGGAAATAGAGGTTGAGGTCGCTGTCTTTCGCTCTTTCAAGTTTCAGACGCCATCTTCCGTCTTTCTCGTGGTGGATGGTGGCTACATTGAAACTCCTGCCGCCGCACATGCCGTCTTTCATGTTGACCTGGAAATCGCTCTGGGCAAGGAGCTGCAAATCGAAATTTATCTGTGATTTCAGATAGATGTCGAAATTGGGGATGTCTTTCACGGTGTCCTTGAACACACCGGGGTCGGTAACGCTTTCTTCCGTTCCGGTCTCTATTTCGTCGATGCGCTGACCGTCCACTTTCATTTCTTCTATCGTGGGATAGATGTTCTTCAAGCCTTCTTTTTCGTTGTCGGTGTCGAAAAACACTGATGACGGACGTATGCCTATCTTGTCGCGGTTCTCTGACTCTATGTAGGGTCTGTATTTGTCGGTGGAGAAATAATGTTTGCGGCCGTTGGGGTTCACATAGTTCTTTATATCGTCACTTTGGGCTTCCCACCACTCCTGGAGGGATTTCTCCGGGAAACCGGGCAACATGAGGACGTTCACTGACATCCTGTCGGGAACAAGGCTCGTACCGTCGAGGTTGCCTGACGGGATGTTGGTCTTCACTGCACCTTCGTCAAAATACACGCGCTTGCCAATGCCGCTGCCTCTGATGAAGGCTTCAACATTGGTGGGGTTACTGTCGGCGATGGGGTAGTGGGTGGGGTTGGCGGTGTTCCTGGCTTCTACTTGCAACAGTGTGTATTTCGTGCCTTCACTATGGTAATTGCCGTCGAGGTCATAGTAACTGCGCTCCACGAAGCCTTTTACTGCCTCTCCTGCTGACAGACGGACTTTCACCAGATGGGCATCGTGGCACAGTCCTTCGATGTCGTCTATCTTGTTCGTGAAATACTTGTCGTCGTATTCCAGCGCAAGGACGAGCCTCACCCATCTGCTTTCAAGGGAGTATGCCTTGTTCTTGATGATGGCGTAGCTCAGCGTGCCTATCTCGGCGTAGTAATGGTTGGGGAGGTTCTTGTCTGAACCGTAGGCGCGGAGTCTCGTGATTACGAGCTGACTGCTGTCTGCGGCTTCTTCTATCTCATACAGACCCTTGCCTCTGCCATACTCGAATATGTGGTCGGCCCATATCTCGGCTGGCTCTATGTAGATGTTCCTGCCGCGGACCACGAAATTCACGTCAAACTGGCTGTTCACGAGACTCAACACGTCCCAACAGCTCTGGCTGCTTACCGAAAGGGAGGTGCTTTCTATTGTCTTGCCTGCTCCTGCGCCTTTGTAGCGCTCGTCCCACAAAGTGCCGTCGCAGCCGCGGTCGGTGACGCTCTTCACGCGGTCGCGCGTATATACGTGCCAAAATCCGTCGCCGAACTGTTCGTTCAGGTTGGCCTGCAGGCGGTCGGCGATGTCGTCGAGACTGCTCACGTAGAACACGAACTTGGGAAGGGCGGTGTAATGAATATTGTTGTCGTTCAACACGATGTCGAGGAACTCTGAACGGGAGAGCTCGTCAACGGGGCTGTTGAAAACTATGTTGCTGTACTTGAAACCGTCGCCTTTCACACCGGACGGGGCGCTTTTAATCTTGCCGGGGTCGTAGTTTATCTCGAAACGCTCGCCGCGGTAGTCCAGATAGTCGCCGATGCTGAACGGGATGGGGCGCTCGTTCTCGATGGTGACGCTGACATTGCACGCTCCCATCCATTCACCGCTGTATTCAAGGGCGCTGACGGATATTTCCTTGCCGCCGGTGTCTTTCAGCGGGGTGCCGTCTTTCTTGTATATGGTTATCTTGCTCTTCATCCCAGTCTGGTTATTATGCCTTTATTGTTGGTGATGGTGGATATTGAGGTGGCGGGGTCGTCTGCCTTGAACTCAAACTCGGCGACGAGGATGTCGCCTTCATCGCCGTTCCTCACAAGATCGGCTTCACCCGGTAGCTTCGTGAGGCGCACATGGCGTCTGCCTATGCCTGTATAGTCGCAGTACAGCTTCATATAAACGCCGCTGCCGTCTGCTCCCGTGAGGTAGTCCACAAATTCCTTGAGCTTGGGGTTGGCGCCGTATTTCGCACCTTTGTAGCCGAACTTTATCTTTATCGTGTAGGCTTCAAGACTCAAGCGGCCGGGTACATAGGTGTCGAGACCGTCTTCACCTGCCCAGCTCCTCTCACTCAGGGCCTTGATGCCGTCGCCGACGCTCATCGGGATGCTCATGCAGTACATGCCGAAAGCGGCGATGGTCTCCTTCAATGGGGCTCCGTCGCCTTCTTTCTGCATATATACTTTGTAATAATCGGTCATAACGCAATCTTTTACAACAAAGTTAATAATTTATGCATAAATATACAATAAATATCGCATTTTTATTACTCTTTTATTCTTTCCCTGACTGTCACCCTGCCTTCACTCGTCAGTCTTCCGCCGTAGTGGTACACGAAACACCTTGCGCTTCCTTCGCAGTGGATGGTTGCTTCGCTGTCGTCGTAGAGGTTCACTCTTACGTATGACTGGTCGCCTGCGGTTATTCTCACTTTGCTCTTGTGGCGCACGTAGATGTTGCTGACGGCGTAGTCACGGCAGGTTACAGAGGCATCGCAATGGCCGTTGAATATAGCAGTGGAAGGATTGAGGAGACTGGTGCTTTCGTCAACGTATACTCCGTGCCGGTGGATGACGTCGCCGAAGCTCTTTTTCATCACTTCCACACTGGGCCAGTTGTGTTGGATGCAGAAGTCTATGCCTTCAACGAATTTTTCTACCATATCGTCTTTGCTCGTGCCGTCTTGCCACTCGGCGGTCCATTGGTCACACATACCCAATGTGACTGCTTCGTGTTTCATCTTGTCGGAGAGACGGCGCTCCTTGTAGCTTGTCTTGCTCATGTCTTATGCTATGTATAGTTTCCTTGTTCCGTTGGTGGTCGAACGCATCCAGTCGTACATCTGGTCGAGCTTGTCGTTACGCGCCTGCGAAAGGCTTACAAGGGTATTTAGCTGGGTGAGCTGCGACTGGGCGATGACATTGAGGTTAGGGAGAAGCTTCACGGCTTCAACGACAATGGCGAGGTTGGCGCGGTTTACGCTCACGTCGAGCCTTATGGCGTTGATGTAACTGGCGAGGAGGTCGGCGGTCTCTTCGGTGATTCCCTTGATGGTGTTGCTTGTCGAAAGACTGCCGTTCTCACTCAGATCGAGACCTTTTTCTTTCAGACTGTCAAGGATGGAGACAATGGAGTCGATGGCATTGCCTTCGGCATCTATCAGACTGTCGGTGATGGAGAGCACGTCTTCGGCTTCAAGCTTGCCACCGTTGGCCTTTAGCTTGTTCTCAAGATTGACAAGGGTCGGCTTCAATTCCACTTCCAGGATCTTCTGCGAAAGGATGTTCTTCGTCAGACTGTTCATCAGCTCTTTCACCTTGTCTTCGTAGGCATCAACGGCGTCTTCGCCTTTCTGCCAGGCTTCAACAATGGCGTCCGTCAACTGGCTCGCCCAGTCTTTGAGGTCAATGCTGTAGATGGTCTTGGCCCACGCCTGTGCAAATTCGGAAATCTGCTGGTTGGCTTCTTCTATCTGCGCGTCGTAGTCACTGATGGCGTTCTTGTCTTTCTTCTTCTTCTTGTTCTCGGAGTCGCGTTGCTTCTGAAGCTCGTCGCGCTGAACCATAAGGGAGGCGAGCTGGGCATCGAAATTGCTGTCCTTGTTTTGCAGCGACTTCTCCACCTGCTCTGCGGTCTGTTTGCTGTAACGGCTCTTGTTCTTGTTGGTCTTCTCCCATTTCTGGGTCTGGAAATTGAATTTGGTGTTCTCTTTCCGGAAGGTTTCAAGAACTTCCGTGAACTTGTCGCGGGTCTTGTCGTCCATAGTGTATGAATACACTCCTCCAAGGGCAATCTCGATGGCGTGCTGGAGGTTCTTTCTCAGATTCTCCATCTCTTTCTGACGCTGCTTGCTGGCTTCTATCTCGCGTTCCAAAGCGGCGTCATGGGCGGCGGCGAAACTGCTGATGATACTGATGGCGGCAGCGGCAGCGGCTCCGTAAGGACCGGCTTTCTTCAGACCGAGGTTGTTCAAGGCTCCGGCTGTACTGCCTGCTGCACTCAAGGCGTCACTGCCACCTTGTATTATACCGCCGGCCACGGTGTCTTCCTTGCCGAAAGCGGCGAAGAGGTCTACCACGGGCGACATGATGCTTTCCAATGCCTTGAACTTGTTGGCAACGCTCTGGAGGCTCTTGCTGAAATCTGCGTACTTTCCCTGCTGCTCGTTCTCAAGCTCGCCTTTGGTATACTTGCCTTCCTGCATGCCCATACGTTTGCCCGCTTCGGCACTGACTATATATTTGCCGTCCTTGCCGGGTTCGCTGCGTTTCAGAAAGTCACCGATAGCATTGCCCTGGCCTATGGTGTTGAACATCACACCGAACGGGCTGCGGTCAATCTGCTCGTTGCGCAGCTTGTCAAGGGCATCACGGAGCTGCTTCACCACCTCTACGCTCAGACCGGCTTTCTTAGAGAATTTCTCTATCTCCGTGCACATGGTGTCGATAGTGTTCGATGACACCCTGTCAAGGTCGTCGAAAATCGTCACCCAGTCGGTGTTGTTCTTGAACTGCTCGAACTCAAGCTTGGCGCGCTTGTCCTGCCATTCCTTGTTCTCGCCTTCCGAAGCGCGTTTCTTCATTTCGGTGGTAGTACTGCTTTCCCATATCTTTGTCTGGTTGCTTTCGTGCTCCCTGTCGAGGTCGGCAATCTGCTGTTCAATGGTTCTGTTGTTCTTGATGAGCTCCACCATGTTCTTGATGGTGTCAAGGCGCACCTTGTCGCTCTCTTTCTTGTAGCGCTGCACCAATACGCTCAACGCTTCGCTCTTCTCTCCGAACAGCTTGTTAAATTCGTTGTCTGGCCGTGCTGTGACATCTGCGGCTTTAGTTCCCGGATGGCTCTTGTCAAGCTCGTCCTGTATCTGTTTCATAAGCGACTGCAGGAGGCTCTGGCTTTGTACGGTATTCCCCTGGAAGGCTACTTGCATAGCGCCTTGGCTGTCGCCTGTCAGATCATAGAGCTGCTTGTATAGGTCGTATTCTTCTGACAGCAGGTCGAGCTTGCGCGACAACTCGCTGTTCACGTCTTCTATTCTCTTCTGCTCTTCTTCACGCTCTTTGGACGAGATTCCGGCGATGGACTGCTCGACGAATGACTTGCGCTCTTCTGTGTTCCTTGACAGTCTGCCTACAAGCTGACGGATACTGCCGCCGTAGTCACTGCGGTCTTTCAGACCATATCCCTTGATAGGAGCGAAGTTCTTGTCCTTCATCAGCTCCTTGTCGGCATCGGCTCCATACAGCTTCCGGTATTTCTGCAGCTCTGTGTAGTAGGTCTTATACAGCGACACTTTTTCCCTCAACGCCTTCAGCTCCTTGTCGTCCTTGTTGCCACGGTCTTTAGGGGTCTTGTTGGATTTCTTGGCTTGTCCGGTATAAAAATCTCCAGTCATGGAGTATAGAAGTTCAGTCAGGTCTCTTACGTTTTGCTTGGCTTTTTCCACTTGTTTCTTTGTCGCCTTGCCTTTATTGTAAGCTTTGTTGATGGCGGCGAGCTCATTGTATGCACTGTCTATGTCCTGATGCGCAGCGTTGTTGATGGAATATACGGAACCCTGGCCTGCCTTCTGCCATTTGTTCTTGGATGCGACAAGATCGGCTGCATTGACTCTAAGCCCCATCCCTGATTGGTAGAAATTATCATTTGTCTGCTGTGTGACAGGGTCCGGTTTGCCCTGGTTGCTGTAGACGAGATTGATGACTGCGGTAAACCGGCTATTATTGAGCATGCGTTGCAGATCGCTCTCAAAATACGGGTAGTCTACCGAAAGACGCTGTCTGGCTTCCTGCATCAGTTCTTTGACCTTGCTCTGTTCTGCTTCGTTCAGTTTCTGACCGCTGCGTATCTTGTCGGCAAGGACGGAACTTTCACGCTCTATGAGATTCTGCAACTCTGACCTTACCTGTCCTCTGAGCCAGTCATCGCCAAGACCAAGGGCTTTCAGCCAAGAGGCTCTCATAAAATCGGCCTGGTCTTTCGGTATCTCCACCTGCGCAAGCATATTGCCGAACATCTGTTGTGCAGCGCGTTGAGACTCAGGATTGGTGCCGATGTCAAGGAATATCTTGCGGAACTCAAGAGCAAGTTTCTCTGCCTCTTCCTTGAAGTGTTCCATGCCTGAAAGATAGGCGTTGGTATTAGTGCGCTTGTCGGCAGCGTTAAGAGAGTGCTCCATGGCGGTCTTGCTGCTATAGATGCTCTGGAGATATTCCTTGTCCTGTTCAAACATCTTTTTGATGTTCTCGAAATTATCCCCACTTTGTATCTTGTTCTGGGCTATGGTATTAGCCTTCTCTTCAAGCTCTATCTGCTCTCTCAGATAGCGAAGCCTGTCTTCATGGCTCTTCTTCTCGTCTGCTTTCATTACCAGACTCTCAAAGCCGTTAGGGTTCAGCTCTTTCAGCTTTTCTTTATATTCGTCAATGGCTGACAGCAGGGCTTTGTCATCTTTCTTGTTTATAACCTCGTTTATCGGGTTATTCTGCAAAAATTCGACAATGCTCTTGTATCGGTCTTTCAATTCGTCGGCTGACTGTTTCATCTGCTGCTTCAGCTCTTCATTGGCGCTCCAAAGATATGTAAGGCCAACAGATATACCTGTTATGATGAGCCCAGGCCATCCTCCTATCATTGCCATGAATGAAGCGCCTAATGATTTGATACCGGCACCAAGAACGGAAAATGCGGCAATGCCGCGACTGGCGAAAGCACCCCACATGCTGCCGCTGGCTGCCAAACGCATCTCGTTGTTCAGAAGCATGGCTCTTACTTGAGCCTTCGTCAGACCGTTGGCAAGCCCGTTTACCATTATCTGCTGGCGATACATATTGCCGTTAATCTTGCCTGTGACATACAAGCGCCTAAGGTCTGTTTTTGTCAGTGCTCCATTGATTTGCAGCAAACGTAAATCAGAATTGGTTATCCTGTTCTTGGTGGAAAGGATGCTTTTCTGAATATCGCTAAGACGCTTGCCTTGCAGAGCTTCCTTAGTGACATCTCCTGCTACTTTACCTTTTGCACTTAACAGACCGGCTGCGACACCGCCTCCTAATGCCATATTTGCTTTATGGAGCGCGAAGCCGCTGAACGCCGCTATAATTGCAGGGCCGAGGGTATGTATGTTTTGTATCAGCTTGGCTATAAGTTCAAGGGTCCCTTTAAGAAACTTGCCCGATATAGTCTCACTGCTTGCCATATCACTGAGCATTATCTCCCAGGCGTCTTTCATCTTGTTGTACTTTCCCAACAGTGTGTCTGACATCACGGACTGCATATTGAAGAACTGACCGCCGGCATCTGTCATTTCCCAAAATACCTGCTTCACGTCTTCAAAATCCACACCACGGCCCGTTATCCTTGTCTTGACATCGGAAGTGCTTACATTCTTGCCTTCTTTCCTGGTGTAGTATTCGGACAACTTGTTGAGCAACGGAATACCTGCGTATGAGATTTGGCGAAGTTCCTTTCCATCGAGCCAGCCTCGTGAACGTACCTGACCGAATGCTAAGGCTATACGTTCAAAACTAACGCCGAGACCTGAAGCCATGTCTGCAAGGCGTTTCGTGGTGTCATAAAGGTCGTCATATTCCACACCGTATGCGGCAAGCTGCTTTACGTCTTTGTTCAGGTCTGAGAACGTAAAGGGGGACTCCAAAGCAAGGCTCTTTATCTGCTGGAACATTATGTCAGCATTCTGCATGTCTCCAAGAATACTGCGCAGAGCTATGTGCTGTTGGTCTATGACTCCTCCGGCCTGTATTATGCTGTCTACAAACTGCTTTGCGCCGTATATCAGACCGCCCTGCAGGAAGAGGCTCTTCAAATCCTGCACTGCGGAGCTCATACCACCGGCTGACTTCCTCGCCTGCTCGAAGGCGCTTACAAGGTCACTCCTTACACGGGCGGCGGTGGCGGCGACTTCCTGGCGGTGTCTCTCTTCCAGGGCGATGGCTTGTCTCTTCTCGCTGTTTGCCTTGGCTTGCTCTGAGGACAGGCGCTTCGCTCCTTCGGCGAGGGTGCCGAAATAGTTGTAGTTCAAGCTTCCGAGGCTGCTTTGCCAACCGACGCCCTTGTTGCCAAGCATATTGCTGTATTCACGCAATGTGCGCAAGGCGCTTATCATTGAGCGTATCTTGGCATCGGCTTCGGAGGTGTCAAGTCCCAAAGCTTTTCCTGCCTGGCGCTCTCCCCATAATCTGTTCAGGGCGTCTTTCAGTGCTTTGATTTTCTGTTGGCTCTTGTCAAGTTCCGCCTGCCGCTGCTTCTCGTTCTTGGCAGCTTCAGCGGCTTCCCTCTTCTCGGCTTCCATCCTCTCAAGAATGGCGTTCTTCAAGGCGTTAGTCTCCTGCAGACGCCTCTGGGTTTGTTCTTGCGAAGTGGTAGCGATGGGCTTGTATGTGGCATCGAGTCGGGCGGCAGTCTGCATTGACAGTCGCTCGGAGGCGGCGACAAGGCGCTGCATCTGACTTTCCATTTCTGCAAGCCGTGCTTTTGTGTACACAAGCCATTCGTCGTCTTTTGGGCCGTGGAAACTGGAAATCTTCTGCTGTAGCCGGTCGTATCTCTCTCCAAGGACGTCAAAGGCTTTGCCGTAGGCTTTCTGGATTTCATTTATCTGGTCCATATTGCCGGCAAACGGAACGTAATAACGGGTTGGCTCAGAAGCAAGGGATGCCCTGACCGCACGACGTCTATCAAATTCCGTTCCTCCCACCCTGGAGCGACGGAGCTTCTCCTCTGCTTCCATCTGCTTCTGTAGGGCTTGGGCGAAGGCACGCGACTTCTGTTCGGCGGCGGCAATCTCCTGGCGGTATGCCTCCTGCGCAATCTGTGCGGAGATTTTCTGGCGTTCCTGCTTCTGCTTCTCAAGCTCCTCCTCCCTCTTGGCTTGCTGTTCCTGGGCATGGCGGCGTTGCTGTAAAAGTTCTTCAACGCGCTGTATGTCTTGGTAGTCGGAAAAACCTGCGTGGCCTTTCCCGGTTGCATTTATTCTTTGTAGTATTTGCAACACTTTCCCATATTGCTCTGCCATGGCGGTTATATTGTTGACCGTCTTGGGATCAACCCCCAGACCCTCAGCTCTGGCGGCAAACGCCTGATATTGCGCTATAGCATCTTGCAATTTCTTGATGTCGGCAACTCCCTTGCTGCTAAGGGTACTTGTTGCTTCCGTTATCAGATTCAGTGCGTCCTGGGCTCGCTTGCCGGTGACGTCAATCTTGTTGAGAGCGTTAATAAGCTTCTTGGATTCTTCCTCCATACGCGTCTTCAACGTGAGCGTCATGCTCAAATCTCCTAAATTTCCTCCTGCCATATTCCTACCATTTTTGTGTTTTTTTAATCAAGTCCATATCTCTCCAGAATATCTGTTTACACTCACTTCAGGAAATCCCCGAACGTCACTCCTTCTTTTCCTACAAGCTTGTCGCCGCCTTCCTTCTCCTTGCGTGCCTTCCAACGTGCATAGGCGGAGGCGAGTTTCTTGCGGGTCGGCCCCTTGTCTTTCTTCGGATATACCACCAATGGCTGATCGGCGACCATAAGGTCTATCTGCACTGACGTGTAGCCCCACCAATAGTCGTAGGCACGGATGCCGTAACGGCGCTCGAAGAGGAAAGGGAACTTCTCGGCTAACGAATAGGCGGCTCCCCAGCTTGTTCGGCTTGGATAGCATCGACTTCCTTCGTCGTCATCGTCATCCTCAGATTCGTCATTCCTATCACTAATATGGTAAGCAGCGAGGATGCTGTCGATTGAGTTTTTTTTTTCGCAGTTTCCAAAAGACGCAACACTTCCACATCGTCAAGGTCGCAGAAGTAATACAGCCAACGCCAATAGATACCGTAGAAGGCACGGATCTTCCATATATTGTTAAGAAGCACAACGGCGCATATCTTCGCATTGCGACGGTTCTCATTCTCCTCTCTCGCCACGATATGACTGAATTTCATTATCGTACCCTTGTGGAGCCAGCCTATAGTACGGCGCTTGCCTCTGAACTCCACGTCAAGGGGCTCGGCGGCAAGAACGGCATCAAGCATCTTCTGGTATTCTACGGAGGGTTGCTCTATCTTTTTTTCTGACATGATATTTGTCTTAGTGTGATTGATACAATTAAAAAGGCGGCACGGCATTTCTTATGCCTGCCGCCTCTAAGGTTCTGTGGTGTCTCAGACTGTCGGTTTTTCTTCATTTTTAGCCGACTGTGTCGCTACGCTGACTTTTTTTTAGATAAGCGAAGCTCTTCTTGCCTGCACCTTCAATACTGCCGGTCAGCTGGATGGCAAACGGCTGTGTGCCTGGGTTGTCATACAACTGCTTGGCGTAAAGGGCGAGGTTGGTAATTACCACAAGGTTCTTCTTCTCTGAGTCTACAAGGAAGAAGGTTCCTGTAATCTTCTTCTTCTTCAGCTCCCATGCGTGACCTTCAAAACTGGCTGGGGCGTCAAGCTCGGCGTCACCGGTGGTCATATTGGCTTTAGTGACATCCTTCACGGCGTCTGCGCCGTAGAAAATCTTCATCACTTCCTTGTCAAGGGTTGGGACGGTGAGCTGGATTTTCACGTCACCGGAGGTTGAACTTGAGGTCCAGTCGGCATCAAGGCCGATTACCTTGTAGTGGTTGATGGTCGGGTCGTCCTGGGTGATCTGCAGTGTGTCTACAGTCACTGGAAGGTTGAACTCTGGGGTAAACGTCAATGTACTCAGCTCGAAGTCCACAACGGCCTTCTGATAGTAAAGGTCGGCGATGTCATTGAAAACGACCTTCAATTCCTGTTTTGTCTTTGCTGCCATATACTTATAAGTTTTTGGTTGGTTATTGTTATCTTGTCCTTAAACGGCCTTGTATCATCGTGATGTCGAACCCGTCTCCGTCATCGGTCTGCAATATCACCTTGGGCTTCGTGACGATTATCCGGGGGGTACGGATGGGGAAGACGGACAGCACCCGCTCAAGCTTCTCGTCCATGGCGTCAAGGTCTGTGCAGTTGCCGAGACTGGAGGAAACACGGTTCCTCGTGTAGATGCTTATCTGGACGGTAGTGCTGTAGTCGTTGTATGAACCGTCATCGCTTATCTCGTTGTTACGGATGGCGTAGGGCAGGCTCACGACGATAAAGCTGTCATAGCGCTTGTCTACCGTGTTGGGACGGTTGCGGGGTATGACGACATCACAGATGCCTTTCACGGCATTGCCCAAATCGTAGTATATCTGTTTCAGGTCCATCTTGCATTATATGTCAAAGTTTATCGTTCCGTTGGTTTCTGCTATGCCGATTTGCAAAAGGAATGGAACGTCTTCGTAGGTGCTGTAGACGGTTTCGACGATTTTCTCATTGAACTTGGCGTATTCCACAGGGCACACGCACATCAATGCCCATTCGCCTCCGGGCTTGAACTTGCCGATGCGGCCGTAGATGAGGTTCGGACCCCATTGTCCGCCTTTGCCTGTCTTTCCTCTGAATGGAGGATCTGCTTCGTCGCCTTCATAATAGGATGGCTTGTCGTAGATTTCGCCTTTACGGAGGGTGGGACGGGTTGGAGGGGCTTCGCCGTCTGCGGAACGGGAGACGTACATCAGCTTGCCGCGGTAGTAGACGGAGGCATAGAACGAGGTGAAGGTGTTTCCTGTCACATTATAGAACTCACGGTTCTTCTTGAATGCCTCTACCACCTTGTCGGCGGCCTTCTTCATGATGGCGTAGGCTCGCTCGTAGGCGTATTTGTTTATCTTGCCGAGCATCTCGTGCTCGAACTGCAAGCCTAACGACAGTCTGCGTTCATATCCTCCCATTGTCACACTCTTTTCAAACTCCAGTACACTACGGTCCTGTTATTGTCTCCCTCGCAGTCTTTCACGATGCCTTCTTCCGTGTGGTTGCCTATCCTGCAACGGATGATGTCACCGTCCAAAGGAAACTTGCAGCCGGACCAGGCATCGAAACGCATCGGGATGCTGGCCTTCCGCTTGTTCTCGTCTATACGGCTGTCTCCTGTCGTGGTGGTGTCGGTGTATATGCGACACTTTCCGCAGTACAGCTCTTCTTCCACATCGAGCAGGGGGGCGTCGGCTTCACAGAACGGATTGTCTGGGTCTTTCCTGCCGTGGATGACGCGCACGATGCTCACATGGTGGGGGTAGCGGGGGTTGTCAATACGGGACTCTCTCATACGCTCAATGCTTTATGACGTGGCCCAACGGCATACCATACGGGGTGTAGGTGGCTCGCTTGATACCGTGGGAGACAATCTTGAAGGAGGACTGGCTCTTGAATACTGACGAGGGCTCAAGTTCCTGGTAGATGGCGTTGGCCTCTTCCTTCAACTCGCGCCGGTCGGTGTCGCTGAGCTCGTAACCTCCTCCCGAATGACTCCAGCCGTTATCGGAATCGGAGGTGTTGTTCACTTTGCTCGCACCAAGGACAAACCATTTCAGCATGTCGGCGTAGGCAAGACGCAGGGCGGACTTGTCGGCGTCGCCGTATGGAATGTCAAGGTCGAGACCGCGGTCCAACAGTATCGGGCGCAGCGCTTCGTCGTTGACGCCGAACTTCACTTTGCCTGAAAGGTAATCGGCTACGGTGTATGTTTCACACTCCTTTTCCATGTCGTTTCTCGGTATTTAGGGTTAGCCCTTTTCCTTGATGTTGATGATCCAACGGTAAGGGAAGTCGAGCATCGCGGGAACGGCAGCAAGGAACAGGTCTGTCTTGAACTCCTTGTACAGTCCGTTAGGAGTGGTCAAGTTCCTCAACAGACCGAGGCCGTTGTTGGTGGTTGCCCAAACTACGTCTACCATCTTGTTGCCCAAGGCTTCGAATATCACCTTGTCGCTGATCTGCTTGCGCTTAAAGGTGAATGCCTTGCCTGCCGGACGCAATACTACCGTACCGTCAGCCCAGCCCTGGATGGTCTCGACGCTGCCGTCGAAACGGATGTTCTGCTCCTGCTCATCCACAATCTCGATTGGAGAAAGGCCGTTGAGGTCGGTTACAGACTTCAGGAACATCTCCTTGTTCACGCCGTAGTTCTGCAACACTGCTACATAGTTGGCGGCTGCCCAGCTCTTCCAAAGCTCCTGCACCTGCTTGTTCTTCAGAAGAACGTTGTTGAAGTCGTTCTTCGTCATCTGCCATACAAGTGGGGTATTGGCGTACTGTGGGTATGCCTTGCGCCAGTCTTCCTCAAACTTGCGCATCTGCTCCAGAATGTCGCAGTTCTCGTTGGCCCACTCCAGCTTGCCGGCTTTCTTGAAGTTATTCTTCGGAATGTTGGCGGTGTGGAGAGGTGCCTGGATGCCGCGGGCGATGTTCGTGTAGTCGAGCTCACCGGTAGAAGCTAAACGGGCGGTCATGAAGGTCATGGTACTGTTCAGGGAGTCCACAAGGTCCTGAAGCTTGTCGGTATACTCGTCCACGAGGTCGGCGTCGTCACCGAACTCCTCACCGAGCATCTTCATGCGATACCAACGCTCTGTGGCGGTCTCGCGGAAACCGTCAGCGGCGAAGTCGGGGATGGTGGCGGTATACCAGTTCATGTTGCCCTTCTCTTTCTGATAGCCTTCACTGAGCGGAGCACGGAGGTTCATCAGAGTGGCGGCTTTCAGCTCGCGGGATTTCACCGAGAAGGTGGCAAGTCCCTTGTTGTCGGTAGGAGTAACGTCTGTGGCGATGGTTCCCTGGGTGAGATACCAGTCGTAGTTACTGAGAAGGATGCCTTCTTTGTTGATGTATGTCTGCAAATAGTCACGGTTTATCTTCGAAGAGAAAAACTTGGCCATTCGAGAATCGTTGAAATTGAATTTTCCCATATCCTGTTACAATCTTTTTACGTTATACTTTGCGTTGGTTAAATGCGCCAGAACTCTGGGTACAAGCTCTTGTTCATGGCGGCAACGGCCGGACATACGGGACCCATCCTGTCTTTCCACATCACAAGGTCTGGGTGCAACATGCAGAAGTTGATGTTGTAACGGGGCTTGTGATACTTGTCACCTCCGAGGTCGAAGAACGGAAGGTCGTAGTCGTTCGGGGCGAAACAGTTAGGGTTTGTAACCATTGGCGATACACTGGAACCTGCTGCGGCTGCCTCGACAAGGACTGTCTTTTTCTTCAGTGTGCCCAATGTGGCGGAAAGGGTCACTTTCCATACGTCACCGGCTGTAGCGTCTGTCTCGGTCTCTACCTTGGTCACGGTAACACCGGTGCCCTTGGTGGTGAAGTCTTTCTGGCCTACCATAATGTTGTCGCCGACAAACGGGATGTGGACGAAACCGTTGCGGGTAAGGTATATCACCGTGTCTGTGGCGCCTTCGGTTGCTTTGGCCACCTCGTAGGCTTTCAGCACTTTCACCGTCGCACCCTTGCCGCTTACAACGCCAAGGTCGTGCTCGATGAGGTCTCCTGCGTAGATTTTTGCGGGACCGGGGAACGGATTGGCAAGCTGACCGCCGATTGGTGGGCGGTTGAAAGCGTTCTTGACAAGGGCCTCAAGACCGGCGAACACATAACGCTGACCGCCGATGGAACCTTCGGCCTGCAGCATCACACCGCCGTTCATCACGGCTCCCTGGGCGAGCATCTGGTCGTAGTAATTCATAGAGTTATCCATAATCAGTCTTTTTTGTTTTTGTTTGTTCTGTTACTTCTTTTCGTCTACCTTCCCGAAACGGCGCTTCCTACGCTCTATGATGTCGTCAAACTCATGGTCGTCAACCTTGCCGGTGTCATTGCCGGGGGTGACATGCTTGATTGGGATGGCGGCACCGCCGTTGGCGCGCTTGTAATCGGTGGTGTAGATACTCTCGGCCTTCGCCGTCAGTTCTGCGATGTCGGTATCATCGTCTGGAACGGCGAGCTTCGAAAGCGCGGTTTCAAGGAAGAAGTCGTTCATCTCAAGGTTCGCCTTGTTGAACTTGTCCTTCAAACCGCTTCTTACGGAGTCAAGGGCGGCCTGCTTTGCTGCGCGCTTGTCTCGCTCTTCGTTGGCGGCAAGGAGCTTGTTGAGCTTATCTTCCAGTGCCTGATAACGGTCGTCTTCGTTTCCCTCTCCCTGCTTCTGGCGCTCGTCTTCCTCCTTCTTCTTCTTGCGCTCTGCCTCGGCTCTGTTCTTCTTAATCTCGTCGGAGACGTTCTTGTGAAGATTGCCGTCCATGCGCTTCAAGCGGTTTGCCAACTTGGTGACTATCTTGGAATTGGCTTCCTCGTCATCACCGAAATCTTCCAGGACATCATCAAGTTCTTCATTGATGGTCTTCTGGCTTAATGATGTGAACTTGGTAGTGTCTGCTTCCTTGTTCACAAGGTTCAAGAGTTCTTCCCTTGTCATGGTGTAAAATGTTTAGTTTTTGTGTCGGTTACATCGGGGTGCTTCCCCGGAATGCATAAGTATAAATATTTACATCGCAAAAATATGTATAAATATGCAATTATACAAATAAAATTCAATATTTTTGCATTTAGAATGTATATATATACCTAAATGGAGACTTTTACTGGACTTAAACTTGACAATGGAGCTCCTGTTTATACGCAGGAGTACATACAATCTCTGCGCGACGCTGACCGCAAGCATCCTGACAGACTCAAAATCGTGGCGCAGCGTGGAGGACAGGAACGTATGCTCTCTATCAACGCTGACATCAAAATCGTTGGAGGTTCAAGAGGTGGACCGCTCGCAGAGGATACCAAGGTGCTTACTCCGCATGGGTTTGTGGCATTGAAGAAGCTCAATTATGGAGATGCCGTAATAGGATATGACGGGGAAAGGCATAATGTATTGGGATTATTGCAATATCCCGACAGGGAATGCTATGAAATAACATTGGCAGACGGAGCAAGAATTACTTGCTCTGATGACCATATATGGAATGTGTTCATAGACGGAAGCAGAACGTGTATTCCTCATCTTGCTTGTGAAATATCAAAGTATATCAACGAGGGATATGACGTGAAAATTCCTTGCGTGAAACCTGTAAACTTTAACGAAATCTGCGGATTTGCTTCTGTTGCCGAAAGAATGTCTACACTGGAAATGCTTTTGCGTTTCCACTTGAAGAAGAAGGGCAAATATGCTTATAAATTCTTCCGGACGCGTAAGAAGGCAATGGACTTAAAGTATCTTGTTGATAGTCTTGGGTCTGTCTGTTATGTTCGCAGAATATCTAAGCACAAATGGATAGCGAAATTCAATTATGTCAAGAAAGAGACTGTAAGGACTATAGTTAGTTGCAAGCCTGTAAAAAAGCAGAATTGTTGCTGCATAGCGGTAGAAAACTCTGATTCTCTATTTGTTGTCGAAGACTTTGTCGTCACACACAACTCAAAGTCTTTCTCTTCTCTAATGGAGGTATTGAAAGACATCAAGAACCCTGACTTCCACGCGGTTATTGTCAGAAAGGAGAAGGATGACTTGCAGTCGCTGATTACCGACTCTTACAAGCTGTTCTCACAGTTCGGTACTTACAACAAGTCACAGAACGACATGACTTGGAACTTTACTAACGGAGGATGGCTGAAATTCTCGTATTACTCGGGGTCGTTCCAGGACTTCAAAGACAGGTTCCAGGGAAGGCAGTTCGCATATATCTGCATTGATGAGGGTACGCAGTGCCCGTACAAAAAATTCAAATACTTGCTCACAAACAACCGTAACGCGGCGCACATAAGAAACAGATTCTGGATCACTTGCAACCCGGACCCGGAATCCTGGGTGAGGAAGTTCATCGACTGGTGGGTGGACGAGGACGGATATATCATACCTGAACGTGATTGTGTCATAAGGTATTGCTTTATGGACGGCGACACTCCGGACTCGATATACTGGGGTAACACCAGAGAGGAGGTCTACGAACAGTGCTCACACCTCATAGACAGACTATGGAACAAATACAGGGACAGCTATGAACCGCTTGGGTACACGAAATATGACGTGTTCATAAAATCGGCAACATTCATAAGGGCTGACGTTTCAGAGAACATAAAGCTGATTTCTACCGACCCTTCGTATATAGCGAACCTCGCACAGCAGGACGAGGAGCAGAGAATGCGCGACCTTGAGGCTAACTGGAACTGGAAAGCGGCGGGCGATGACTTGATAAAGATGGCGGACATGGAGGCTGTCTTTGAAAACGCAGAGCAGGAGGGGGATGGTATCGACAGGGCATCGGCGGACATCGCCTTCACTGGTGGCGACAACTTCGTGATGTGGCACTGGAAAGGATCCCACATCAAGGACCTTGTGGTTTTGAGACTCGACGCAAAGACACTGGTGTCGTGCATTCAGACGAAACTCAGGGAGTGGGGAGTGGAGGAGTGTAACTTCACATACGACTTGCAGGGTATCGGACAGTACCTCAAAGGTTTCATGCCGGAGGCTGTGCCGTTCAACAACCAGGCGGCACCGATGGCGAAGAACAAAAAGGAACAGGAGGGGGTGAAATACTTGTACAAGAACCTGAAATCGCAATGCGCATGGCTGTTCTACAGGCTTGTAAAGGACAAAGGGCTGTCAATAGACAGGGGGCTACTTGACAGGAAATTCTCTGGTGACGGCTTCAAGAACTGGACTCTGAGGCAGATTCTGCAGAAGGAGAGGAAAATGCTGCGGCGTGACGAGAACGGGGATGACAAGGGATTCAACCTGCTGGCAAAGACCAAGGCGAAGAAATATGTCGGACACTCGCCTGACTTCTTCGAGTCGCTGATATACATGATGATTTTCTCACTCATAAAAACTAAAAACAAAAATATTAAAGGATTATGGAGGATTTGAAAGTAACGGATTTGAGGGAACTGCTCGTGAAAAAGCCGTTCTTCGAAGTGACGCCTAAAGGCTACATGGAACACGACCTGTTCAACAGGGAGGTAACGGACAAGGAGAACCCTTCGATGCCGGAGGACACGCTCTACAGGAGGATCAAGACGCAGGCGGACTTCCTCAGGGAGTTCTATCCTTCGGGACACCGCATCTGGGATGAGGAGGAATATCCTGACATATACAAGCAGAACCCGGAGGACGGGAAATGGTACGTACAGAAGATAATGAGGACGGCGTTCGCATTCCAGTTCCTGATATGGGTGAAGCATGTACTGCACGTGACGGGAAATGACATCCAGTTCGAACTTACCGACAGCGAAAACGATAAGGGCATCGAAAATGACCTGAAACTGCTTTCCAAGTTCAAGAAGGGATGGCTGACACACAACGTCGAGATAAGGTTCTTCGAAGCGGTTTGTGCGTATATGAAGGTCGCCGAGGGGGCTGTTGTGGGTTTCTTCGACAAAAACAATAGGTTTGGAATGAAAGCTCTGTCTTACGATAACGGGGACATTTTATACCCGCATTATGACTCGCTGACAGGTGAGATGGCAGCTTTCGCAAGAAAATACTACGACTATGATGATAACGGAAAGGAAATCACTGAATGGGTCGAAGTGTGGGATGACAGGAAATTCTACAGGTTCAAGAAGGGACTCGGTAAAGGGAAACTGGCTAATACGGTCGTAAGGATAGCGAGGATTTTCGGAATCAGCGACTATACGCTTGTCAATGAGGAACTGCACGGATTCCTGTTCGTGCCCGTGGCTTACAAAAGGAATGATGACGGACCGTGCTGGAGCCAGGTGCAGAAAAACATTGAAGACTATGAGGAGGCGTATGCTTACCTGTGCGAGAACAACAAGGCGTATGCGTTCCCTATACTGTCTCTGACGGGTGACGGAGAGAGCATTTCTGTGACAGGAGACAATACGGGAGCGGCAAAGACTATTCTTATCACCGACCCTGACGGAAAGGCGCAGTTCCTGAACGGAACGGATGCATCTAACGCTTTCGCAACTCAGCTGAACAAATCGTATGACCTTATTTATGAATTGTCGTTCACTGTAAAGCCTCCTGAGCTGAAATCGGGTGACTTGCCTGGAGTCGCTTTGAAACTGCTGTATTCTCCGGCTATAGAAATGGCTACCAACGATGCACAGAAACTGCAGCCGTTCCTCGACCAGATTGTGCGTATTTGCAAGTTCGGAATAGGAACGGAGGAGGACTGCATGGCGTCGATGACGGGGTTGTCTGTAAACGCATGGATTGAACCGTATGTGCATCAGAATGACACGGAGCTGGTGACGAACCTCGCAACGGCGGTACAGAACAGCTTCCTGTCGAAACAGACGGCTTCGGAACGTAATTCCAAGTTCAGCAAGAATGATGAGTTTACTCGCATCATGAGGGAAAAGAAGGAGGAGCAACAGCAGGATCTGCTTATGGACATTGAAAGGGCGGACAACGAGACGGAAAACGCTATCCAACAACAGAAGGAAGCGGCAAAGATAAACCAACAGTCTTCGGGAAGCGATATTAATACCGGTAACGGAAGGAAAGCGGGAAGACCGAACAAGTCCGGAAAGGAATATGACGAAAACAGAAACTGGGACGGACGCAACAACTGGCAGAATTACAACCGTAGTCATTGACGCTTATGGACGAGAAAAGACGTGGGGCTGAATATGCGGCGAAAAGGGCGCAGGCTCTCAGAAACATGGAACGAAGAATACAGAAAGAACTGTTCCCAAAAGCGAAGCTCATCATTGCAGCGGCGAGGAAATACAGACGCGGAAACAAACTCTACAGGCAGGAGAAGCTGCTTGAAGAGGCGAGGGAAATAACGAAGGGGGCGGCAGGGAATATCAAGAAGTACACGGAGGCTTATGCTTTCGCTTCGGCTGAATTTCTCGGCACTGAAGGGAAAGGCATCGCCTCTCTGCTCTCCGGGAAGGTTTACGGAAAGACGATTGACGAGAGGATGATGACGTATCTCGACAATTTCGCAGAGGATATGGTGAGGATGATAAAGGCCGGTGTGATGATGGACTATAAGGAGGAGCAGATTCTTTCGGCTATAAGGACGGGATACAAGGACCCTTACCGCACTTCGGTAATCACAAAGGCGAGGAGAAAGGATGTCAACATCGCTACGCCTTCTTACGGGAAGGGTGTATTCCGCAATGCATACAGGAACATCGTCAGAAACTCCACACAGGTGATTGCTCTGGCGTGGGGACTGGCTGAGGAGGAGTATGGCATGGAGATGGGGGCTGTCGGGTTCCGTGTGCATCGGGGGTCGAGCTTCCCGTGCGACCAATGTGACAATGAGTGTTCGTATGTTCACAAATGGACGGACCCGTTCCCACCTTTCCACGTATCGTGCGTGTGCTATGTGGAGTTTGTGTTTGAAGATGATTTAATTTCTTGAAGATAATTGTGTATGGAAGGATATACTTTGACGGTACAGGCGCTGAAAACAGCGAAATCGTATGGAATGAAGGCACCAGAATATCTTATTTACGCTGACCTCAGAGCAGCGGGATGGTGCAAGCGTGATGCATGGAGCGTGGCGTTCCAGGGAACAGGGCTGAACTGGGAGAAAGCTGAGCTTGAAAGGGAGATGAACAAGCTGGAGGCGCTCGGCTCGGTGCAGAGGCGCGTGGCGGAACAACAGGAGAAAAGCAGAGGGGATGAAATATCTCCGGAGGAACTGGCGAAGGAGACTTCAAAGGAGACTATTCTCAAAAAACTGGTAAGGGCTGAGAAAAAGGCTAAATTCGGCTCTACGGACTGGATGAAGATTGTGGCGCTTGAAGCTGACTACAACAAGATTAAGCAGGATGAGATTGATACGGAGAACAATACCATTCACTTTCATCTGCCGGTTGACTACCCTACATGCAAAGAGGATTGCTTGCTGTTCAAGAACAATCTCTGCAAAGGGGGGAAATAGTTAATTTAATGTTAAAGGCAACAGGCAATTGGGAATAAGTGGAAGAATTGGTTACTTTTGCAACAACTTTTAATGGGCGGGGAGCTTTCCTCGTTTCATAATTCTAAAATTTTCAGTTGAGGCGGTGCTGTGAAGCATCGCCTTCTTTCATTTGTACTCCTTGCCGGTGATGCGCTCAAGAATGGCGAAGAATGTTTCGTTCACAAGACTGTCACTGAAAAGCGGAAGGCTACTTTCTGGTGGAAGTTGTCTGGTTTCCAAAGACCAAAGGATAATGCGCATGGCTTGCTCCATAGCGTAGCGGTCTTCTATGATTTCTACAAGTCTGTCAATTCCGTTGATCATCTCCTGCCTCCTTTCTCATTATTTCTTCTGCCATGTCAAGAAGGGTATTGGCGTGGGTCTCTCTCGCTGCGGTTTCTTCAACAGCGGCTTCGTTCTCCTTGCGAAGTTCTTCGTCGCTCTTGCCGGCATCGGCTTTCTTGTTCAGCTCCTTGCCTGCACGGTCAAGGTATTCTGACAGGAGCTTCTGTTTGGCTACCTGGTATTCGTAGTCTCCTACAACGGTGGTGTCGGCGAACATCGCAACGAACATGGCTTCGGCGTTCTTGGCTTCTACTCCATACAACTGTCTCTCTCCGGCTTCGTCTACAACAACACGCAGTGCGTCGATGGCGTCATACATGGATGTGCCCATGATATACTCAACCGACCACGAACCGCTGATTGTACCTACCTTGATGAAGGGCAGTGTACGGCCGTTGCTAAGATGTTTCTGCACTTTCCTGGGGATGCCTGACGCGTTTCTCAAACGGCTAAGTTCTTTCTTGCCAAGACCTTTGGCATACTTCAAGATGTAGTAGTTGCCTACTTTGACTTTTACTCCAAACTCTAATTTCATATTCTCTTTTTTTTTATGTTATAAATTCTGTCTTCTTCCGTACTCGCAAATAAGCAGGGCATCGCAGGTGGCAAGCGTTATCTTCTTTCCCAAATGCGGGAACATCTGCTGGGCCTTGGCTTTTAGCCTGTTCTTCCACTCTGTCTTCGTGTACTTGCCGCTGCTGCCAAGCTGGTATGTCTTCTCCCACTTGTTCGGCGTGACGTCTTCAGTGGGGATATGCAGGGCGAGCAACGCCATCTGCAGGTGGCCGTAGCCCTTGCCGAAGTTGAACATCGCACTGCCGCCGTTGCCGGGCATTCCACCTACTCGCTCCAGTGTGCAGAAGCTGTCGTCCTTGTACTGCTCCAGGAAGTCAAGCAAATCCTGCGGCGTTTCCGGCATCTTCACTACATCAAGCACCTCCCCGTCGGATCCCATCACTGCGATGCCACCGTGCTTGCCGGGGTCTATTCCTATATATCTCTTCATCCCAAATACGGCCTTAATAATTTCATGCTAAATTTACCCTTTTCAATACTATCGTAAGTACTATCGCTTATTTTAAATAGATCTGCTCCCTCAGAGTAATAACCATTACTTGCACCAAACCATTTAACCGTTACATCTCCGCTAAACGTGGCTAAATGGTAAAAAGTCCAAGTACAGGAAACGTCAATGCGCCTATCTTCTTCTGTAACATCACAACTTAACTCCTCAGCAACCAATATCGTCTCGTTTAGCAAGTCGGCAAAATCACCACAAACATCATCAATATATACATCTTCACAACACTCTTGACGATGTGTCATAAGATAAATATCACCTTCAGAAGTCTTAAATATCAAATGGTCTTCGTTGTAGGAGTATTTTTCCACAGATATAAGAGTTTTACCCTTTAAAATGCTAAAGTCTACGTAATCCACATAATGTCCTATAAGTTATTTCTCCTTATCTTTTAATTCTATAAAATCACCAACACCCAAACGGGCCTTGTTGATGCAGGATGCTATCCAGCCTATCAGATACGCTGAAGCCTCATCGCCATGCTCCATACCCACGGCTTCCTCTATTCCGTCGCAAACATGGGATGCTTCATGACAACAATTCTTCATCGTCATATCCTTCGTACTCGGAAATGAAACAAGTACTCCGTATTTGCTGTCGCTCTTTCTGACGGCATTACTGTATGTCACACCGCCATAGTCCACATCGGGAGCCTCGCACCCGTCAAAGCAGGTTTCTATCAATTTATTCAAATCCCTGCCGATATGAACCCACAATTTCCGTGGATATATCCCGTTCTCATATTCATAATATCCCTTCTTCATTATAATTCACGAATCACCTTAGTTATACGTTTGTATGCCTTGATAATTGGAGCATTAAAAAATTCAGTTTTAACAATATATGTTCTACCTTGTTTTATAACTCCAACAAGTTGAGGATTAGCCCATATCCCATACAAATCTATACGATACGCCCCTTGTCTGTAGCCACAAGATAATAGGTCTCTGTGCTAAACATTTCTTTGCTTCCAGACGTTTCTACGATTTTGTCTACAGAGTACACCGTAATGGTGTCATACAACTCACGATTGCCCTCTTGGAATCTCTGATCCCTGCTGCACATTGCTAATAGCAAAGTTACAGCAATTAATGCAATGAATAAATATTTCCTCATATCTCAACTATTTTAAATGTAACCTTCCGATATGCCACTTTGAGCAGACTTTACATTGGTAGCAATTGTGGTTTAAAGCCTTCAGCTTCGGATTCTGATTCAGAAACTCCCAAGCATCATCCTCGGTCTCGTAGGCGACCTTAGCCTTCCACGACCTCGACTTCCTCGTCCAGTGCTCAGGGTCTGGAGTGAAAGGAGGCATCTTGTTCCTGTATCTCCCCGCCATATCAGTCGTCGTCTCTGATGAAACTCTCGCTGTCCTCCTTCTTCACCGGAAGCTCGGAAAGCAACACCTGCTCCATAATCCTATCCTCAGTGGCTCCGTACACCTTATAGACCATGCCGGAAGGTGTCTTCCTCTTGAAGAAACGCTCCTTGTCCCTCATAAGCCTGCCGAAACGCTGTATGGAAGGGATGTCCCTCTCGTCAACGTCATTGTCCCTGCAGAACGTAGTGAAGCTCGTGTACATCTTCGAAGCGGGTATCTCAACGCCTATCTCGTTCTGTGCCTCCTTGCCCGGACGCATACCGTAAGCCGCTACCCAGGCAGTGATAGGCTGGCTGCTCATCAGACTCAGCAGCTTCTGCCTGTCGTTCAAGTCTGACTCCGGGAACACGAAACGACGCTTCCTCAGCTCCTGTGCACCGCGAAGGACCCAGTTGAAGACTCCGCTGAGCTCGGAAGAGACAATCTTTGAAGACAATGCCTTGTCCTCCTTCTCCTTCGGCACCACGACGTTGAAGCTCACGAACTGAAGCCTTCGTATGAATCCGAAAGAGGCATCCTCGGAAAAAGGAAGCTCGTTCATGTTGAAGATCATATACGGAAGCCTGCGGGTCTCAAGGATATTCTTCCCCAATTCCCTCATAGGGACAGGCTCTCCGCTGACAAGCCTCTTGAACATTCCGTTGTCTCCCCTGCCGAACTTCTTCGCGTCAGAGTCCATTGACCAGTTGAAGATGGCGTTCCTTATAGGGAACCTCCCTCTCATTCCCTCGTCTCCCTGCGCAGTCAGTGCCCCGTAGTCCATGGAACTTATCCTCTCCTTGCCGAAAAGGGCACTCATAACCTCATACACTACGCTCTTGCCGTTCTTTCCGGTACCGAGGAGTATAAGGCACAACTCTATCTTTGAAGTCGTCTTCCCGTCATATTTGTTATACGCATCACCCCTCTGCACAAGACCGAGCCCGAGGAACATCTGAAGTATCAGACGGGAGGTCTTGTCCGGAAGCATCTCGTGAAGGAAACTCTGCCATCTCAAACACTTCGCCTTGGGGTCGAAATCATAAGGGTGGTAGTATATGACGTGCCACTCGGGACCGAATGGCATCACCTGAGGGTCTGTCCTGTTAGTGCCGAAATCAACAACACCGTTCTTGAAAGCCACGACATCAAACTGCGGACTCAATACATTATACAGCTTTATCGTAGCCAGAAACACATCCCTCATCACTGTAACGTTGTCTACCATCCTCGCAAGCGCAAGACCTTCAAGCAACAGCCTGTAAGCCTGCTTCACCACATCATCGTCACACCTCTCGTATATCACTCCGTTGAAAAGATAGAAACTGCCGTTGTGCCACTTCACAGGACAGTCCTTCGCAAGCTCCCTTATGCCACGGCAGAAAGAAAGCTTCTTGCTGTTGTACAACTCACCGTTGGTACGTCCCCACTCACTCCGCAGAGAGTCAAGACCGTAACGCGGATTCCTCGACAACGTAAGCAACTGCTGGTACAGAGTGTCTATCATCAATCCTGTATTCCTGCTCATATCAATTCTCTTTTCTCCTCATTTCACAATTTTATCAAAATATTACGCTAAATACATCAAAACACACGCAAAAACATATGTAAAAACGTATATCCAATGCAAAAATGCACATTATGATTATTCAGTGCACACTTCTGAACATTGTAGAAGATTGACGTTTTTCATCAAGTCATTGAAAACCAGTGATTTACGGAATTTTCCATACCCGTGGTTTTTTGCCTAACCCAATTTTAACTTCAATCTATTGTATAGCAAAGATAAGAAAAATTTCTATAAATATGCAGAAGTACTTTAAAATAAGGGGATTATTATGCATTGTTAACATACATAATATGTAGGATAAATATGCTAAGACAAAATCTGACATTTTTAGTGTTTAACAACACTAATATTTTCAAAACAAGCCCCTCTGCATACTTATGCAAAATAACAGGTGTTAACAATCAATGAATAAATCTTTACAATTAACCTAAATTTGCAGTTGAAAAAAACAAGAAAAAGAAAAAATTTTTGTGGGGTTAGTGCTCGCGAAAGCGCCCATTTCCCACGGGGGGGGGTGGGTAT